ATGGATAAGACAGATGGAAAACAGGAGATTCTGGAATATTTTAAAGAGGTCAAGCCACTGGATGGAATTTTAGACGGAATCCGTAAGGATTGGGATTCCGCATCATATGACCTCTGTCACCTCTCCGTAAAATTCACAGGGTTCTGTAAGAAAAATATGAGCCTGGGGGAACGGTTTGAGGCGCTTATCCAGGCGGCAGTGGAGCTGACGACCCAAGAGGCGCCGGATTGGGAGTATATAGGAGCAAGGCTTCTTATGCTGCGCTTTGAAACCAGGCTAAAGGAAGAGCTGGACCGGAGGAAGATCGGAAGCTTTTACGATAAGATCTGTTTTCTGACAGAGGACGGGCTTTACGGGGATTACATTCTGAAGAATTACAAAAAAGAAGAAATTGACCGATATGAAGCGTATATGGATCAGAGCAGAAACCATCTGTTCAATTATTCCGGACTTGAACTGCTGCTTAACCGGTACGTGATCCGCAGCCGCCAGAATGCACCTTTAGAGATGCCTCAGGAAATGTTTCTTGGAATTGCCATGCATCTTGCCATGCTGGAAAAGGATGACCGGGACACCTGGGTAAAACGGTTTTATGATATGCTCAGTACGTTAAAGGTTACCATGCAACCCCCACCCTTTCAAACGCCAGAAAGCCTTACCATCAGCTTTCCTCCTGTTTTATTGATACGGTTCCGGACAGCCTGGATGGCATTTACCGGAGCATTGACAGCTTTGCAAAGGTCAGTAAGTTCGGGGGAGGCATGGGCCTTTATTTTGGAAAGGTCCGCGCCGCAGGGAGTGCGATCCGCGGCTTTAAGGGAGCTGCAGGAGGTGTGATCCGTTGGATCAAGCTGGCCAATGATACGGCTGTGGCAGTGGACCAGCTTGGAGTAAGGCAGGGAGCCGTGGCGGTTTACCTGGATGTCTGGCACAAGGACCTGCCGGAGTTTCTGACTCTCAGGACCAATAACGGAGACGACCGCATGAAGGCGCATGATGTTTTTCCGGCTGTCTGCTATCCCAGCCTGTTCTGGAAACAGGCAAAGGAGAACATAGAGGGAGACTGGTATTTAATGTGCCCTCATGAAATCCTGACAATAAAGGGCTGGGCATTGGAGGACTCTTATGGAGCCCAGTGGGAGGAACGTTATCTGGACTGTGTTAATGACAGCCGTATCCACAAGCGGATCATTCCCATTAAAGATATTATCCGCCTGGTTTTAAAGAGTGCTGTAGAAACAGGAACGCCCTTTACCTTTAACCGGGATATTGTAAATGAAGCCAATCCCAACAGCCACAGCGGCATCATTTACTGCAGCAACCTGTGTACGGAAATTGCCCAGAACATGAGCGGAGTCGAGCAGGTTGACCAGCAGATACAGACAGTGGACGGGGAAACTGTGGTGGTTACCGTGACAAAGCCGGGAGACTTTGTTGTGTGTAACCTGGCCAGCCTTTCCCTGGGAAAGATTGATCTTAAGGAGACCGGGGAGCTGACGGAATTGACAAGAAGTGCTGTCCGGGCATTGGACAATGTAATTGATCTGAATTTTTTTCCCTGTGCCCTATGCAAAAGTCACCAGCCTCCGCTACCGCCCGGTGGGACTGGGGGTAAGCGGATACCATCACATGCTGGCAAAAAATGGGATCTCCTGGGAATCAGAGGAGCATCTTAAATTTGCTGACAAGGTATTTGAGGCCATCAATTACGCGGCAATTGAAGCAAGCTGTGATTTTGCCAGGGAAAAAGGGAGATATAACCTGTACGAAGGCAGCGAATGGCAGACAGGGGCATATTTTGACAAACGGGGATATTGCTCTGAGAAGTGGAATCGTCTTCGGGAAAAGGTGGCAGAAAACGGCATGAGAAACGGCTGGCTCATCGCCATTGCACCAACCAGCAGTACCAGCATGATCTCCGGAACCACGGCAGGGCTGGACCCAGTCATGAACCGGTATTATCTGGAGGAAAAAAAAGAATGGCCTGGTACCCCGGGTGGCACCGGACTTATCACCGGAAACATTCTGGAAATATAAAAATGCCCATTATATTGACCAGAGATGGTCTGTGCGGGCAGCGGGAGTCCGGCAGCGCCATGTGGACCAGGCCCAGAGCATGAATCTTTATATAACCAATGACTATACTTCGTCAGGTGCTGGGGCTTTATATCCTGGCCTGGGAACAGGGCGTAAAAACCATTTACTATATCCGTTCCAAAAGCCTGGAAGTGGATGAATGCGAGGCCTGCTCCAGCTAGAGGCCGGTTCTGGTTAAACCGGACGGTTGACCATAATAAAACAGGAGAGTTTGGAGAGAGTGATATGGAACAATTAAAAAAAAGACCCCTTTTTCATCCGGATGGGGAGATTGAGGTAAGAAAACGGCGGATGATCAACGGCAACACCACAAACCTCAATGATTTTAACAATATGAAATACACCTGGGTAAGCGACTGGTACCGGCAGGCCATGAATAATTTCTGGATACCTGAAGAAATTAATTTAAGCAGGGACAGGAAGGATTATCCTTTATTAAGTCCTCAGGAGCGGAGAGCTTATGATAAGATATTATCCTTTCTGGTGTTTTTGGACAGCATCCAGACCGCTAATTTACCGGCCCTTGGAGAATATGTGACTGCCAATGAGATCAATCTCTGCCTTTCCATTCAAACCTTTCAGGAGCAGTACACAGCCAGAGCTACAGTTATATGCTGGATACCATCTGTGAACCTCAGACACGGAATGAGGTGCTCTATCAGTGGAAGAGCGACCCCCATCTTCTTGCCCGCAATACCTTTATCGGCGACCTGTACAATGAGTTTCAAAAGGACAAGAGCGCATTTGCTTTCATGAAAGCGGTGGTGGCTAATTTTATTCTGGAAGGCGTGTATTTTTACAGTGGATTCATGTTCTTCTATAACCTGGGACGGAACCATAAAATGACCGGATCCTCCCAGGAAATTCGTTACATCAACCGGGATGAGAACACTCATTTGTGGCTGTTCCGCAATATTATTCTGGAACTGGAAAAGGAAGAACCGGAGCTGTTTACCAGGGAACGGGTGGAGGTTTACCGGGACATGATCCGGGAAGGCTGCGAGCAGGAGATCGCCTGGGGCTGCTATGCCATCGGAGATGAAGTGCCCGGGCTTACAAGGGAAATGATCACGGACTATATCATGTATCTGGGAAACTTACGCTGTGCAAGCCTTGGCTGGGAGCGGATTTATGAGGGGCATGAGAGGGAGCCGGAAAGCATGACATGGGTCAATCAGTACAGCAACCCCAATTTGATTAAAACTGATTTTTTTGAAGCAAAAAGCACGGCCTATGCAAAAAGCAGCGCTCTGGTGGATGACCTGTAACAGGTGAAATATGCTAAAAAAAAATAGATGAATTTCGATAATAATAATTGTTTTTATTTTAACAACGTGTTATAATTAAGAAAAACAATTTTTAAGGAGGCTATTTATGGAACGCATTGTGGTAATCGGCGCAAACCATGCCGGAACGGCAGCAATAAACACAATTTTAGATAATTATAAGGACAAGAAAGTTATTATATTTGATTCCAATGACAACATCAGTTTTCTGGGCTGTGGTATGGCTCTTTGGATTGGGGACCAGATTCACTCCTCCGACGGCCTGTTTTATTGCAGCAAAGATATTTTTGAAAAAAAGGGCGCAAAGGTCTACATGGAAACTAAAGTTGAACGCATTGATTATGATAAAAAGACTGTCTTTGCTGTGGGAAAATATGGACAGAGATACCAGCAGGAGTACGATAAACTGATTCTTGCCACAGGTTCTCTTCCTATTTCTCCTGATATTGAAGGGAAAGAGCTGGACAACGTTCAATTTGTAAAATTATTTCAGAATGCGAAAGAGGTCATTGACAAGCTGCATAACAGTGCCTTGAAAGATATTGTGGTAGTAGGAGCAGGGTATATCGGCGTTGAACTGGCGGAAGCATTCCGCCGTGTGGGAAAGAATGTCACCCTGATCGACAATATGCACACCTGTCTGTCCAGCTATTATGATCAGGAGTTTTCAGATATCATGTCCGAGAACTTATCAAGCCATGGAATTCAGCTGGTTTATGATGAAATCGTGACCAGGCTTGAAGGAAACGGCAAGGTAGAAAAGGTGGTCACCGACAAAAAGGAATACCATGCTGATATGGTAATACTGGGCATCGGCTTTAAGCCTAACAATCAGTTAGGTAAAGAGGAGCTTGAACTGTTCCGCAATGGGGCATTTCTGGTTGACAAACGGCAGCAGACCAGCCGCCCGGATGTATATGCGATCGGTGATTGTGCCACTGTTTTTGATAATTCCATCCAAAAGACAAACTACATTGCTCTGGCTACCAATGCCGTTCGTTCCGGAATCGTGGCTGCCCATAACGTCTGCGGCACTCCCCTGGAATCTGTTGGCGTTCAGGGATCTAACGGAATCTGCATCTGGAATCTTAAAATGGTCTCTACAGGGATCAGCTATGCGAAAGCCAAAAAGCTGGGGTATGATGCGGCAGCAGCGGATTATGAGGATACCCAAAAACCGGCGTTTATTGAGCATGACAATTACAAGGTAAAAATCAGGATTGTATATGATAAGAAGACCCGCATCATTCTGGGGGCACAATTATGCTCGGAATATGATGTCTCCATGGCAATACATATGTTCTCCCTTGCCATTCAGGAGCAGGTAACCATCGACCGGTTAAAACTGACGGACATTTTCTTCCTGCCTCATTTTAACCAGCCTTATAATTACTTTACAATGGCTGCACTGCAGGCGAAATAGGTTTTAACGGGCGTGTGCTTTTCCTGCTGTTAAAAACAGGTTTTCAGATGAGATGCCGGATAACAGAAGGAATTAAAAACCAAAAAAAGGAAAAAGGTGAATCAAGAGGCAGCGTTGCCACAAGGTAATAGCAGCAGGAAATGCACAGGTCTTGACAATTGATTTCATTCATGTTAGTATGAGAATGCTCTCTAGAAGAGTACCAGTCAGGGGCAGTACTGGTTTCGACAGGGGCTATGCAGCTGGTGAAGCTATCCGCATGCGATGCGTTAAATGGCAAACCTAAATATAAACGCTAACAATAACGAATTAGCATTAGCTGCTTAATGCAGCTTGTCGGCCTTAAGGCACTCACACTTTAAGATCCCGGCATCGACTATGTGAGAAACGACGTATGCAAAGCTTTGAGCACGCGGTCGTAATATGAAGCTACTGAAGCTGTCAGGGTGTTAGTTCCCGGGCGGTGGAGGGAATGTCAATAAACTAACTATGATAGTAGAAGAACAGGGAATTGGTTTTTGGACACGGGTTCAACTCCCGTCTGCTCCACTCAAAAAGTCTAGTATTTACTAGGCTTTTTATTTTTGTGTTGCATTTCGTGTTGCATGGTTTCAAAGTGCTGATTAATTTTATGATTTATTTTCTTAGATTCTTCCGTTATGGTACTTCTATATATTGTTTTCATTACATTATCTGTAGACCAGCCGCCGCGCTCAATTATATATTGATCCGGTACGCCAATGGCATGGAGGATTGAAGCTCCATAATGCCGCAGATCGTGAAAACGAAAGCGTGGAATATCTAACAACTTAATAGTGTCAATGAATCGTTTTGTAATGCTGTCAGGAGAAAGAGGGACAACTCTGTCATTGGAAGAATTATTCAAAACAATGTCAATGACGAATTTTGGAAATTCAATAGTTCGATATCCAGCCATTGTTTTTGGAGGCTTGATGTGCCACTGAGCATCATCACCTTTCACCATTGACTTTGTAACACTTATATTGCAACCATTTATATCTGACCTAGTTAAAGCACATATTTCGCCCCTTCTCATAGGGCCGAATGCGGCAAGGCAGATGGCTGTTTCCAAATGTGTTCCTTTGACGTATTCTAAGAGAGTTTTTACATCACTATCAGAGGGCGTATACAAGTTGGGTATGATAGCCTGAGGCATCGTAACCTCAGTTAATGTTTTTGAGCATTTAAACATAGTCAAAGTTGAAGTAAGCAGTCCAAATGCGTTACGAGTAGTTTTTGGGGAGTGGGAAACGGAAAAACTGTTTATCCATTTTTGAATCTGAACAACCGTTATTCTGGAAATCTGGAGTGCAATTAAAGGTGAATAGTAGCTTTTAATCATTCTTTTATATTCTCTGAGGGTACTGGGAGAGAGAACGTTGCTCTTTAAAGTACAATACTGCTCCAGAGCCTCTTGTAGAGTCATACCGGTTTTAACCCTTTTGTTTTGTTCTTTTGTATCCGCATACACGGCCGCTAAACGTTCAGCCTCACGACGGCCGGCCGGACTGGGATCGTCACTGGTGAAAGATTCATAAATCCGTTTTTGTTTCTGTTTCCCATTCTTTTCAAGTACGGGCTTTCCTGTTTCATCGAATACGGGTTCGCTGTGGCTGTATACCAGACATCTCCAGGATCCGGAGGGAAGTTTCTTTGCTTTTGCCATAATATCATTTCCTTTCGTGAGTTGTGATGTCACAACTTATTTTTGGGTACAAAAATACGCCCCTTGCCAGGACGTTCCGAAAATGATATAATTCTATTGATCAGGTAGAATATATCTTTCCAGGATGTCTGGTAAGAGAAAATCTATGTGAAGCCGTTCGGTGTTACCAGCACCGGGCGGTTTTTTCATATATTAATTTAGTTCAATGGTTATTGGTTCAGTGTCTACAACAGTTCTAGTGAAATCTGATGATGAAATATGAAAGCTTGTTTCTAAGCTTTTTATATCAGTAATCCCGTTTGACTTCAAATCAGAATTATAAATAGTCATGGTGTCTACAGCTTTTTTTCCAGGGAGCACATCTATGGACATGGTAGGATCAACCATAAAACCATCTACGGAAGTATCTCTAACTTGAACAGTTATTTCTTCGTCACTATTATTTTCGATATAAAATAGTAATGCAGAATAATGGTCATCCGAGGCAAAGTCTTTCCAGACGACTTTAATGTTTTTCTGGTCGCAAACTATCGTGCCTGAATCATCATAAGTTTGCGTATATGGCTCACTAAGATTTCTAATTAAATGAATCATATCGCTTTCAGCAATGGGAATGAAGTATTCGTCACTTATGCTGAGACAAAATTCAATATCGTAAATTTTCCCAATTCCACTTATGTCGATTGACGTAAGATCCATTAAAATCTTATCATTTGCCTTTTTCCCGGGAGCTACTTCACAAGAAAAAGTGAAATCGACCATATACCCATTCAAACTGGATTTTCTTGTTTGTACAGTTATATTCTTGTCAGTGTCGTTTTCAACCAATACATTCAGATATGGTCCATCAGCATCTTGATCAAAGCCTTTAACTGTTACTTTAACTCCATCTTGGTTGTATATTTCCTGTTCCTCTACTTCCACAATGGCTTTGGTGACTGCTTGCTCCTCGGTTTCATTTTGGGCGTTGGACCCATTCGTCGTTACAGACTCCGTGGTAATCACGTTTTGACCTGGTACTTCTGTGGTTTTGGTACCGCAGGCTGTGAGCATAGATACGGCCAAGACAGTAACAATAATACTCTTCTTCATATCATTTCCCTCCTAAAATAGCATTTATTATTAAAAAAGCCATAGGCTATTCTAACCTTAGTTTTATCAGTTCCTCCGGATATCCAGTGCAATCACAGAATTGTTCCCGTGTAAAGCTTTCATAGTCATGCATCAATTCATCATTAATAAGAAGGTGCGCAGCAAATCGGTTTGCTTGCCGTTCTATCTTTGATGTTAAAAGCAGTGTGTATCCATTCATGAAGGTGCAATTTTGAGTACGATGCATTATCGCATGTCCCAATTCATGCGCCAGTATAACTTTATGGTAAGAATTATCCTTTATGTTGGAATTGATAAATATGTACCTTCTACGCTTTAAATATTTATAATATCCAGCAATGTTGTCCCCCATTGGCATATTTATTATAGTTACATTCAAGTAATCGGCCAGTTCCCCCGGATCGTTAGTCCCATATTTATCAACCAAACCTTTTACTATCTTTGGTATTTCTGTGCTTAACGTAAACATCACCCCCAAAAGAAACCTATTTCTTATACCTATTTTTGTTTGGATTATAGGTTACTTTGTTTTTCTTTTTGGCGTCTGTAAGAGCAACTTCGATAGCTCTTTGCAGAAAAATCACATCTTCTTCATTTAAAGGTTGCCCATTGTAAAATATTGGCCCGTCAGTTGCGCTTGAGATTTCTTCCATTATGCGATCAAGATCTTTAGCTATATCGCGCTTATCTCTAGCGGTAAGCTCTGATTCTTTCTTCTCCGATTCTTCTCCTCCTGTCATAAGATAGTCAACCGATACTCCGAAAAAAATCAGCAATTTTTTTCATCTTATCTTGTTTTGGTACGTATCTTCCTGCTTTCCAATTGCTAATGGTGGCAGTAGTTATCCCTGTTTCTTTGCATACTCGATATGGAGTTACCCCATTTTCTTTACATAATTTCTCAAAAATATCATACATATAGCACCTCTTAAAAATAAGTTCGAAAAATAAGCTAAACTTATTGACAAGCTTTGAAATCAATGCTATTATATGGACATAGCTTTGATATAAAAGCTAAAACAAAAGCGATTAGCTTGGATTTCTTCTATAACTTTGACCGACATCTTGATTATATTAGAAAACTTAGCTAATGTCAATAGATTTCTTAGTTAGGAGGTGTAAATTTGTACCAGAAATATGTGGATCTAAGAGACAAAGCAAAAGTAACTGATTATAAAGTTGCAAAACAGACAGGTGTTTCCACAGCGACATTAACAAATTGGAAATACGGAAGATACACCCCAAAGCTTGACAAGCTTACGGCTCTGGCAAAGTACTTTGATGTTTCGATTGAGTATTTCACAAATGGGACCCAGGATACATAACAGTACATTGAAAAAGAGGAAGTGAGGCATGGTTACGGTTACATATTCATGTAAGTCCTGCAAGCACCGCAACCGTTGTCCTGAGCGTAGCAGGCGATATCCATGCAAAGATTATATAAGGAGGGATTCAAGTGCCAAAACTAAAACCAAGTGACAAAGAAGTGTCCAATCGGGTGGTCCAGGCCTGCATCTCCAGCAATATGGCTCTTTACGATTGCAGCGAGAAAGCAATGGCGGTCAAGCTTGGGGTAACAACCAGAACGATTCAGAATAAGCGATCTAAGCCAGGGACACTTACCTTGAATGAGCTGTGGGATTTAAGCAAAGCTCTAAAGCTTACGCCAATACAGGCGGCTAGCATAGCCCTGGGGAGACCACTCACCAGTAAAGAGATTAAGGAGTTTATTCTATTATGAAAAAGTACTTTGATAACCTAGATGATTACACCGACACCCGCCCGTCACGCTTGATGGAGTTTACGAAGTGGTTTCTGCCGGCAGTCATCTTTGTAGCCTGTGTGATTGTGATTTTGGGAACATGCGGGCATTTGGAAGCTTTGTGAGAGGGGGTGAGAAATCATGAAAAATCCTAAAGCAGATTTGGAAGCCATCATGGATTTGTTGGCAGAGTGGCGCAAGGAGAACGGCGTGGGTTATGTGAGTATGTGGATTACCGAAAATGGAGGTGGACAAGCCTTTGACCTCGATGACGGTCCCTCGCGTTATGAAGTATCTAAGGACTATGAAAAAGCAGAAACCCCAGGAGCTGCAACTCCCAGGGAATCAAGGTAACTGATAATAACTTTACACCCTTATTATAAGGGATTTACAGGAGGATTGCAACAATGTCTATGAAAATCAATCAGTTAGAGATTGAAAACGTAAAGAGAATTAAGGCCGTAAAGATTGAGCCAACGGCCAACGGCCTCACTATCATCGGAGGAAGGAATAATCAGGGAAAGACCTCTGTATTGGATTCCATTGCCTGGGTGCTGGGCGGAGACAAGTTCCGACCCTCACAGGCCCAGCGGGAACAATCCGTGATCCCTCCGAACCTGCGTATTACTATGAGCAATGGCCTTGTAGTGGAGCGGAAGGGAAAGAACAGCGCCCTTAAGGTCACGGACCCAAACGGGCAAAAGGGAGGTCAGCAGCTCCTTAATGACTTTGTGGAGCAGTTCGCCCTTAACCTTCCAAAGTTCATGGAATCAACCTCAAAGGAAAAGGCTCAGATTCTTCTTAAGATCATCGGAGTGGGGGACAAGCTGGTGACACTGGAAAAGGAAGAGCAGGAGCATTACAATGAGCGGCTTGCCATTGGCCGTATTGCGGATCAGAAAGAGAAGTACGCCAAGGAGCAGCCCTATTATAACGATGCCCCGGCGGAACTTGTATCAGCTTCGGAGCTCATTAAGAAACAGCAGGATATCCTGGCGCAGAATGGTGAGAACCGGAGAAAAAAAGGAACGTCTCCATCAACTGGAACAGGAAGACCAAAGACTTATGGAGCAGATTCAGGAGTTACTTAAGAAACAGGAAGCGGTCCGGGCCGATCTTGCCATTGCCAGAATGGATGCCAAGGATTTAGAGGACCAGTCTACCACAGAGTTGGAGCAGAACATTTCTGATATTGAAGAGATCAACAGGAAAGTCCGGGCGAATCTTGACAAGGAAAAGGCGGAGGACGATGCCAAAGAGTACCGCAGGCAGTACGATCAGTTGACCAAACAGCTTAATAGCACGCGTGACGCAAAGAATGACCTTCTTAAATCGGCGGCGTTGCCCCTTCCAGAGCTTTCCATCAAAGATGGCGAGCTGGTTTACAAAGGCCAGCAGTGGGACAACATGTCTGGATCTGATCGACTGAAAGTATCCACTGCCATTGTAAGAAAGCTCAACCCGGAATGCGGTTTCGTTCTCCTGGACAAGCTGGAGCAGATGGACCTTGAAGTACTTAGGGAGTTCGGGGAGTGGCTGGAATCAGAGGGCCTGCAGGCTATTGCAACCCGAGTAAGCACCGGGGAAGAGTGTTCCATAATCATTGAAGATGGATATGTGGCAGGACAAGAGCACCCGGTTGTAGAAGGTGGAAGCCAGAATGGAAGAAAGGAGTATTTTAATGCAGATTATCAGAGGGAAATTACCGGGGGCAAAAAAGATTATTGTATACGGCCCGGAGGGTATCGGCAAATCGACGTTTGCTGCACAGTTCCCGGATCCGGTATTTATTGATACTGAGGGTAGCACCAAAGACATGGATGTGGCAAGGCTTCCGGAGCCCAGCAGCTGGACCATGATCATGGAACAGGTTTCAGAGGTGATTCGGACGCCGGGTATCTGCAAGACCTTAATCGTTGATACCGCAGACTGGGCGGAAATGCTTTGTACTGCCAGTGTTTGTGATAAGAACCATAAAAGCAGCATTGAAGAGTTTGGATATGGAAAGGGATACATATACATTCAGGAGGATTTTGGAAAGCTTTTGAACCTCCTCACAGACGTGATAAAAGTTGGTATCAATGTAGTTCTTACGGCCCACGCTAAAATGCGGAAGTTTGAGCAGCCGGATGAGTTGGGTGCTTATGACCGATGGGAAATGAAGCTTAGCAAGGGGGTGGCCCCTATGGTAAAGGAATGGGCGGATATGGTCCTGTTTTGCAACTATAAGACTATGGTGGTCAACGTAGATGGACAAGGAGCGCAGAAGGGCAAGAACAAAGCCCAAGGTGGCAAGCGTGTCATGTATACGACCCATCATTCCTGTTGGGACGCTAAGAACCGGTACGGGCTTCCTGATGAAATGCCATTTGAATATGGGGCCATTCGTCACATTATTGAAGAATCGACAGGCCAGGCAACCCCTGTAAAGGAAGAGAGAAAGGCAGCTCCACCCCCTTCACAGCCGAGGCAGGAAGAAGCTGGGAGTACAGTCAGTAAAAGCAATCAGGAGCCTCCAAAGGAAGAGAAAACAGCTCCACCAGTGGAAACAAAGTCGGGGCCTATAAATCCACCGGAAGTGAAGGTTGACGGACGGATCCCGAAAGCCCTTCGTGATCTGATGATCAATAATCAGGTTGACGAGTGGGATATCCAGAATGTTGTGGCTGCCAGAGGATACTTTCCTGCAGATATGGCGGTCGCTGATTATCCGCCGGATTTTATTGCCGGTGTATTGGTGGGAGCCTGGGATCAGATGTTTGACATAATTAAGGAAATGAAAGAAAAAGACAGCTTGGTATTTAATTAAGGAGGTAGTGATTTATGAATAACGAAGAAATGGGAAGAGAAATAGGCTGGGACGATCAAATCGAAAACGAGGGCCAGGACTTTGAACCCCTCCCAGACGGTGAATATGAATTTACAGTAGCTTCTATGGAGCGCGGAAGGTTTCCTGGAAGCGCCAAGATGACGGCCTGCAACATGGCCAGCCTGGACTTGATCGTCAAGGATGCAGATGGTAATGATCGCCATGTATATGACACCCTGTACTTGAACTCTAAGGCTGAATGGAAGTTAAGCCAGTTCTTCCTTGGGATCGGTCAGAAAAAGAAAGGGGAGTCATTAAAACCCAACTGGAATACGGTCCCTGGATCTACCGGAAAGTTAGAGCTTTACATAGATGAGTACAAGGATAAGGAAGGGAAGCCCAGGAGAAACAATAAGATTTCCAAGTACCTTCCGTATGAACCGAAAAAGTTTGAAGCAGGGAAGTTTTAACTATGCCAGCAAAGATTGATCATACAGGAAAGAGATTTGGAAAACTGGTAGTTCTCAAAAGAATGCCCCAGCAGAAATATGAAAAAGCCAAATACCTATGCCAATGTGATTGTGGCAATCAAATAGTGGTTAACAGCTCAAACTTATCTACAGGACATGCAAAATCTTGTGGTTGCATAGTAAAAAAAGCACGGATTATCGCATAAAGAACGCCTGTACAATATCTGGGTCGGAATGAAACAAAGATGCAGAGATGAAAACTCTCCAGATTATTACAGGTATGGAGGAAGAGGGATTCGTGTTTGCTATGAATGGGATAATGATTATCTTTCATTCAGAAATTGGGCAATGCAGAATGGTTATGATGATACTCTTTCAATTGACAGAGTTGATTCAAACGGTAACTATGAACCCGGTAATTGCAGGTGGGAAACTTTTGTAATTCAAAACAACAACAAAAGTGGAAACAGAATTGTTGATTTCGGCGGGGAAAATCTAACGTTAGCGGAATTCGCAAGAAAGTGCAATATACCATATCGCATTGTTAACCAAAGGATTCAAAGGGGCTGGGATATAAGACGTATAGTCTCAACCCCAGTAAAAGGGGTGAAGAAAAATGCAACTTAGGAACTATCAGTCAGAGGCAAAGGCTGCAATCTTTGAAGAATGGGACAAGGGCGTCAAACGGACGCTCTTGGTCCTCCCCACCGGGTGTGGTAAGACAATCGTGTTTGCCAAGGTAACAGAGGATTGTGTACGAAGAGGTAACCGGGTGTTAATCCTGGCTCACCGTGGGGAGCTTTTGGATCAGGCCGCCGATAAGATTGGAAAGGCCACGGGTCTTGGGTGTGCCACCGAGAAGGCGGAGGAAACCTGCCTGGGGAGTTGGTTCCGGGTTGTAGTTGGATCCGTCCAGAGCCTTATGAGAGAAAAGAGACTAAAACAATTCCCGGTGGATTATTTCGACACCATCATTATCGACGAAGCACATCATTGTTTATCCGACAGTTACCAAAAGATTTTAGATTATTTCAAAGGGGCCAACATTCTGGGGGTTACGGCCACACCAGACCGGGGCGACATGAGAAACCTGGGTGAATGTTTTGACAGCCTGGCTTATGAATATACGCTTCCCAAAGCAATTAAGGCCGGGTTCTATCCCCGATCAAAGCCCTTACCATTCCCCTGCAGCTTGATCTTTCAGGTGTTGGTATGCAGTCAGGGGACTTTAAGTCTGGAGATATTGCAACGGCTCTGGATCCATACCTGTATCAGATCGTAGATGAAATGGAAAAGCATTGTAAAGACCGGAAGACCGTTGTATTCCTTCCTCTGGTAAAAACAAGCCAGAAGTTCCGGGATATCTTGAATGAAAAGGGATTTAAGGCTGCCGAGGTAAATGGGGACAGCAAAGACCGGGCGGAGGTCCTGACGGCTTATGACCGGGGAGATTATAACGTTCTCTGCAATTCCATGCTTCTTACGGAAGGCTGGGACTGCCCAAGTGTAGATTGTATTGTGGTGCTTCGACCCACAAAGGTCCGAAGCCTTTACAGCCAGATGGTAGGGCGCGGCACCCGGTTATTCCCAGGAAAAGACCACTTACTATTATTGGACTTCTTATGGCACACGGAACGTCATGAATTATGCCATCCTGCAAGTCTGATCTGTCAGGATGAGGAAGTCGCAAAGAAAATGACGGAGAACATCGAAAAGGCCGGCTGCCCTATAGATATTGAAGAAGCAGAAAAGCAGGCCGCAGAAGATGTTGTCGCTCAAAGAGAGGAAGCACTTGCAAAGCAGCTTAAGGAAATGAGAAACCGTAAAAAGAAGCTGGTGGATCCTCTGCAGTTTGAAATGAGTATCCAGGCAGAGGATCTATCTGGATATGTGCCGGCCTTTGGTTGGGAAATGGCACCTCCATCAGACAGCCAGAAAAGAGAGCTTGAAAAGCGCGGGATTCTCCCTGATCAGATAGACAATGCTGGAAAAGCCAGCTTAATCCTGGATCGTTTGCACAAGCGGCAGGAAGAAAACTTAAGCACACCGAAACAGATCCGCTGCCTGGAAAAGTACGGATTCCAGCACGTAGGAACATGGAACTTTGATTCTGCGAAAAATATGATTGACCGTATCGCAGCGGCAGGTTGGCGGGGAGCTCCTGCAGGTGTAAATCCGCAGGAATACATACCGGAATAAGGAGACTTGAAACATGGATAGTACATACGACCTCATGGAGGTCCTTAATCATATAGACCCATCAGAGCTTGACTACCAGGGTTGGGTTAATGTTGGAATGGCCCTGCAGCATGAAGGGTATTCCGTTGATGTATGGGACCGTTGGAGCATGAATGACCGGCGCTATCACGCAGGTGAATGTGAGCAGAAATGGCGGGGCTTCCACGGGGCCGGTACTCCGGTAACAGGTGGAACCATTGTCCAGTATGCCAGGGATCAGGGATGGACACCTCCCTATGATCCTGGGACAGCCCTTGACTGGAACGACACTATATCGGTGGAAGGTGTAGTCGTTGACGGAAATTGGGTAGAAGGCCGGGAAGTTGTTGAGCCTGATCGGTGGGATCCAGCGAGGGAGCTTATCAAATACTTGGAAACACTCTTTGAAGCTGGCGAGAATGTTGGTTATGTAGTTAAGAGCTACAAAAAGGAAGATGAAGAAAAGTGGGTACCGGCAGACCGCGGGGCCTACGACCGAACTGCAGGACAACTGATTGAGCTCTTATCACAGTGCAATGGGGATATAGGCAGCGTGCTTGGTGACTACGATCCGGAGGGCGGAGCCTGGATCCGATTTAATCCCATGGACGGAAAAGGTGCTAAAAACGAGAATGTAACTGATTTTAAATATGCCCTGGTGGAATCGGACTTGATGGATATTGAGAAGCAGCACGCTATTATTCGGGAGCTGGAGTTACCTGTGGCCTGTCTGGTTCATAGCGGTGGGAAAAGTCTTCACGCCATTGTAAAAATTGATGCTGCTGATTATGCAGAGTACCGGAAGCGTGTGGATTATCTTTATGATATCTGCAAGAAGAATGGACTTGCTATTGATCAGCAGAACCGGAATCCTTCCAGGTTATCCAGAATGCCCGGTGTCATGCGGGGCACTCAGAAACAGTTTATCGTTGATACTAATATAGGAAAAGAGAGCTGGACGGAGTGGAAAGAATGGATTGAGTCCATCAATGATGATCTTCCAGATCCGGAAAGCCTTGATGATGTATGGGAGAACCTTCCAGAGTTGGCCCCTACTCTGATTGATGGAGTGTTAAGACAAGGCCACAAGATGCTGATTGCAGGTCCCTCTAAGGCCGGGAAATCGTTTCTTCAGATAGAAATGTGTATTGCTATAGCTGAGGGAAAACAGTGGCTTAACTGGGCTTGTACGCAGGGAAGGGTTATGTATGTGAACCTGGAGCTTGACCGGGCCAGCTGCCTCCACCGTTTTAAAGATGTATATCAGGCACTTGGGTGGCAGCCTAAGAACCTAAAAAAACATAGATATCTGGAACTTAAGAGGAAAGTCCCGGCCCATGGACAAGCTGGCCCCGATGCTTATACGCAGGGCAGCGAAAAAGAATTACATAGCCATAATCATTGACCCGATCTACAAGGTCATCACTGGTGACGAAAACAGCGCGGATCAGATGTCTAATTTCTGCAACCAGTTTGACAAGGTATGTACAGAGCTTGGTGTGGCGGTGATCTACTGCCATCATCACAGCAAAGGAAGCCAGGGTGGAAAGAAGTCCATGGACCGGGCCAGCGGGTCTGGCGTATTCGCCAGGGATCCGGATGCGCTTATTGACTTAATAGAGCTGGAAGTCACAGAAGAGTTGATGAAACAACAGGAGAACCGAGTAATCTGTGACGCCTGCAGGCAGTACCTTGATGCACACTTTAAATGGGAAGACGACCTTTCTCAGGACGATTTATGCAGTAGCTTCCAGATGCTCAATTATTGCAAAGAGAAGCTGGATAAGTGGCAAATGGCAGCCCTGGAACGCAGCATCGAAGCTGCAAAGGCCAGGGTAAAAGGTATGACCGCCTGGAGGATTGAGGGGACTCTCAGAGAGTTTTCAAAGTTCGATCCGGTGAATCTATGGTTTAATTATCCGGTTCACGCGTTGGATCAATCTGGAGTCCTGGGAGATATTCAGCCAGAGGCAGAGCAGGCGCCGTGGCAAAGAGGGAGCGCAAAGAATAAGAAGAATGCTAAGAACCGAAAAATTGACCGAAAGGCAGCTCTTGAAGAAGCAATAGACGGTAGTAATTTCGGAGAATCCCCCTCCGTAAAAGAGGTTGCGGAGTATCTTGGTATATCAGAAAGAACCGTCCGGGACAGGGTAAAAGAGCATGGTGGATACATAATTGAAGATGGTCTTATTCAGAAAAGTGATGAAAAGCAAGATACGGGAAAGCCTGAATGATAAGGAATCCCCGTCAAGTGATAAATTGCGGGGAACACTTAAAAACAGGCTTCCCCGTTAAAAGGTCAAATGTGTGGGGAAGTCTTAAAATCAGGAATCCCCGTAGTGCGGGGAAGTCTCTATATTATAATATAACATTTTCCCCCGTTACACGTGGTCATGGGGTAGGAAAGGACGGGTCTAAGTTGACACCCGTCCCCTCCCTTCCCCTTCCCATGACAGGGCGAATTTCAAAAGCAAGAATAATTTTGCACATTAAAGAGGTGAAGTGATTGAAGGTGATTGAGATAATTGAAAAAGGTTATCTACCGGAACAGCAAAAACTGATAGATATTTTTAAGCAGCACGCACAAGGTGTATGCCTGAGCTTCCTGTAATCTTTAAGTTACCCAGGGTTGCGAAGTATCGGCAAAGCATTAACAGGATTCCTTGCAAGACAATAGGTGGTAAGGGTGATTGTCATCTAATCTCAATGCATGTCGTAGATTTTGTGAGGCTTATGGTAAGGTGTGGAATTGAGGTGAAGATCTATGAAGGATCAGAAGATGATAAGCAAGACTGAATTTTTTATGCCAATGAAAAAGGTCCCTACCGTGACGCACCAGGAGAAGCAGGTTCATGTGGTTAATGGGAAGCCGGTCTTTTATGAACCGGAAGAGCTGAAAGCAGCAAGGGCGAAATTTCAGGCGCACTTAGGGCAACACGTACCGGAGAAAAGGTTCACCGGTCCTGTGAGGCTGACAACGTGGTGGTGTTTTCCTGTTACTGGCAAGCATAAGAACGGGGAGTATAAGACCAGCAAGCCTGACACGGACAATCTGGTAAAGCTCCTTAAGGATGTTATGACAGAGCTGCGCTTCTGGAAGGACGATGCGCAAGTGGCTTCTGAAGTGATTGAAAAGTACTGGGCGGATCTCCCTGGGATTTATGTGAAGGTGGAAAGCCTATGACGGATCAGGAAGTACAGAAAGCCTTTGAAGAGGTGTATAACAAGTTCTGGCTCAATTACCGGGGAAAGATTCTTACTCGAGGATCAGATGAATGGGAACGCATGAACACCTGGGCCGTGGTCCTGATGAAGAAGTATCCCTTCATGGAGCAGCTGGTGGCGGAATTGATAGCGGAGTTAGGACAAAGAATGTGGAGGCGTGATGATGGCAGGTAAAAAGAAAACCAGTGCCCCCCCCCAACAGGAAAAGGTTTATCTTTGCTCTATCTGTGGCAAGGAGATCCACGGGGAGCACGTGTACATAGAAACCAAGAGAAGAAGTAAGCTGCATATACATTTTGAGTGTATGCCAGGAAGGGGGAATGAATCATGATAGAAAATTGTAAAAATTGTAGATATAAAAACCGGGGCAGCTTACGGTATCCATGCAGTACCGGAGTGTATCAGCTTTATTACTCGCGTAGATGCTTCATGTGGAAAAAGAGGACATGGTGGCAGCGTTTGGCTAAGAAGATTATGAGCGGAAAAGGGGGTAAAAGTTCATGTTAGAGCAAAATGAAATGGAGAATATAGTCACTCCCATGATGGAGGATATATGCGATCACTTGTGCCGGTTTCCTAAGGAGGTCACTGATCAGGAAGCCTGGAGGGAATATGTGCAGAGTGTCAAATGGGAAAGTATGCATGCTTGATATTGAATACATACAACAGGGAGATGCAGAAGTGGATTCCGGTAACTGAGCGATTGCCAGAGGAAGATATGTATTGTTGGGTAACCGTAGAATATCCGGAAAATGTAAGATGCGTTCATAACGGATACTATCAATTAGGCACTGGATTTAAATTAATAGCATCCGGTTGGAGTAATGTTGTCGCATGGGCTCACGAAGATATCTTTAAACCGTATTTAAATTAGGATTTCCTGGAGTGCCAGGAGAAAGAGGTAAGCCATGTTAGTAAAAGAACTGATAAAATTACTGGAAAAATGCCCGCAGGATGATATTTTGCTGATAAATATAGGAGAAGAGGCAGGCACAGACGTTACAGACGTGTTGGTCGGCAGTGGCACGATAAGGGGATTTTCATACCTAAAAATAGAGCCAGATGAAGATTAAAATTAAGATTTAATAGGCATTAAGGGACCAGGTTCCCCGATCACGATGATGTACAAGTTTTATCCTGTGCCTGATATCGTAGGTGGTCACGTAGCAAAAATAATAAGTATATGGGGAGGCTCTTCTCATTTCGGCGATACGGTCAATTTGGATATCAGTGAAAGAACCGTCAAAAAATATGTACCGAAAATAAAGAGGCACGCAATCCCCTTTTTCATTAAAACTTGCAATTACGGGAACTTCTTTTTTTGACAGATAGATCAATGTATGGCATATGCATCACCTCAATAGGGATTATAGCAAACGTACGTTCTTTTTGCGACAGGGAATAAAAGGGAAAATAAAAGGAGTGGATAGATTGAGAAAATCACCAAAAGAGCGCCGGAACCAGTATGTGCAAGCGCAGAGGATCACCACGGCAGAGGCAGCCATAGCATTAAAGGCCCCGCCTGCCATGACCTTCTCTGCAACGATGCCGGCTTATACATATACAAGTTTATGTTCAGATCGGAGGCTACGGGAACCGCCGGTGAAGAAAGGAAAAGTGGATCATGGCATTTGAAAATTTATATGCGGTATATGATGATGGGAAGCTGTTGGGAGAACGTACTTCCAAGGAATGGGAAGTGGCACTGTCCATACCCCGGCAGGCCATTTATGATTATGCCCGTGAAGGAAGAGCCTACAAAGGCCGGTATACGTTTAAGGCGGTGGGGACAGGCATATCCGGTGAAGTCGAAGCCGGCCAGGAGGATCCAGAAATTACGGCACGGGATTTGGAGAAATTTAAGAAGTCTTTGAGGATCGGGGCTCGATTTGTTTATGAGAGTTTCCGCAGGGACTTTGTCAGGGGAACGCGGATTACATCAGAAAAGGTTATTGTAGTA